CCGTCCTATCCCTGGACGGCCGGCGCCTGTGCGTGTGCTATGCCGACGGCGTCGGTGCGTACGCCGCCCCGGTGATGATCTGGACGGCTTCGCTGCGCCGCTTCTTCCACGTCACCCACCGTTCGGCGCGGATGCCGACGCAGTTTTTCTGCCACAGGTTGAACGTCGGCGAGTTGCCGCCGGCCATGTCGAGCGTCGCCTGATTGCTCGAATCGAGCGTGACCCGTCCGTCATCTGCCAGGAGGATTTCCCTCGGCTGGATGAAGACGATGTCGCCCGCCGGCACCGAATTGGATACGAGCACGGTGTACCCCATGATCGTCCCGCCGTTTGGTGTCATGGCGACCTGGGAATCCGGTTGCCCGAGCGAATTCCGGAGCGCCGAGATCCCGCGCGCCACCGTCGGCGTGGTCACGATGTAGAGGCCGTTGGTCGGGATGTTCGCCGTATCGTAGGCCGCCAGGGCGCCGTTGATGTCGATGAACAGATCGGCCAGTTCGGTCCCGCTCGCCGGAACCGGCGTCACGTTGTTCGTGACCGAGGCCGGATTGTTGGCCGTCGCCGACACGCTCGGGAGCACGAACTGTGCATCCATGAACGCCGCGATCGAGCTGACGAGATCGGTTCTGACCGTCGCCTCGGCCGACGGCGACGACAGCCGGATCAGCTCTTCGGTGAGCACGATGATCCCGGCGATCTTGTCGTAGGCCATCGTGACCGTCGTAAAGTCGAGTTCGGTCACGGGCTTGGCGGTTTTCTCGCCGACCCAATTCACCGTGCTCCCGACCGTCTGCACGAGCACCCGCACATTGAACGGCGTCATCCGGAAGCCGTTGATCCGGCCGATGATGGTCTCCGGCCGCAACAGCTCGGCGAATTCCGACGCGAGATTGGTCGCGTAGACCATTTCCGCGCCCCAGCCCGGAGACTCGACGACGGTCGACCCGGCGACCGCCTTGATGTAGCGCGAGACTTCCGGCGTCTGCCCGTCCCAGCGTTTCGCATAGGCGAGCGTGTCCGACAGCGAGCCCTTGCCGGCTGCCACGGCCATCGCGTACCGGGTAAAGAGTGTGCCCTTCGGGAGCGTTGCGACCTCGACGCGCGGCGCCTGCCGCTGTGCGGCCGGAATCGCGGGAGACTCGAAGATCGAGCGCGCGCCGATCACCGACGTCGCCTCGAGCGCCTTGAGTTCCGCCATCCGCTCGGCGCCGGTCTGCAATGCCGCCGTGAGCCCCTTCCGCTCGGCCGGCTCTTCGCCTTCGAGGCCTTCGCCGTCGGCCTTGGCGATCAGTTCGTTGAGTCGCGTCGACTTAGTCGACAGGTCGTTTTGCAGCGTTTCGATCTGCTCGGAATACGGGATCTGGTTCTTCATGGCTTCAGCCTTACGCAATCCCGGAACACCGGGCAGGGACGGGATGCGCGGCCCATTGCCTGACGAGGCGAGGCTTGCGGCATCGAATGACTTGATGGCGGTAATCGTGGCTTCGGCGTTCATCGGCACGACGACGGCCGACAGCTCGCCCCAGATCCACTTGAGCACGCGCCGGAATTTCGTACCCTTGATCGGCTCTTCCTCGATCGGCTTCCAGCCAATCGACAGGCCGCGCACGAGCGGAGGCGTCGCGGAGAGCGCCGCCCAGGCCTCGTCGACAAAGTCTTTCAGGCGGCCCGGCGTATGGACCGTGGAGATCCGCGCCTTGATTTTGATGCCCTTGCCGGGTACGACTTCGGCCGCGAAGACTTCGCCGACCGGATCGCCGTGCTGCCACAGGAGCGGCATCGGCAGGCTGTATTGCGCGCCCTCGGGCACCATCACGTCACCGCCGCGATCCGGCGTGATCGTGGAGGCGATCCCTTCGATGATGCGACGCGAGGCGTCGACGCTCTTCAGCTCGAATTGGGCGTGTGCGTCGTCAGGCCGAGACATGGGACGGACCCATGCTCAGCGATAGGCGCACATTTTGAGGTTGTTTCGGAAGAAAACCCTAGGGTTGGCGACTTTTCAATAGCAGCGCGACCGTTTTTGAGACGGATTCGCCACGCTCCGCGGCTATTTTGCAGTAGCGATCGTGGTCCCTGGCAGGAATCCAAATCGACAACTTCGATCCGGGCTCTAGCGATCGCGGCCGACCGCCGCGCCGTTGACCGACGACGAACACTTGCGGATCGTTCGGTTCGCTCATCCTCGGCCCCCGACTGAGAGGATCTGATACACCGGTTCGACATTCACGCCGGCCGCAATCGCATCGGTGCGCGCCTGCCAGCTCAGGATCGCGGCGATCGCGGCGTCAATCTTCTGCGGCGAATCCATCCGTTCCTTCGAGATGATCCACAACGGCCGCCCGTCCTCGTCCCGCTGCCCGATGAAGTGCCGGCGCGCGTTCCCGAGATGTCGGACCAGGTCCGGATCGCCGCCGTGCCGGACGTCGCCCGTGACGATGGCCGTATGAAATCCCTCGACGGCGCGCGCCATCGTCGGATGGCGATTCGTCGCCCATGCGATCACCCGTTTCTCGCCGTAGAGGCCGATCCAGGCTGAGACGGACTCCTGCCACCAGAAGGGATCGGCGTAGAGGCGCCACACCGTGAACCGGGTGAACAGATCGTGCAGCGTCGCGTTGATTTCGTCCCGCGGCACTTGCCATTGCGCCCGGCCGGTCGGCTTTTCCCACAGTCCGGCCTTCCACTGATACCCGCTCTTGACATGCGTCGCGACGAGCGCCGTCGAATCGCGCGCCTCTGATCCGTCGAAGCCGAGCGTAATCAGGTCGCCCGCGGCGACCGGGATCGGCGTCAGCTCGAGCGCCCGCCATCGCGTCACGTCGAAGGCCTGCGAGGATGACTGCACGAGACGGTTACACCAGACCCGCTCCCAGTACTGCCGGTCCGAGGTCGGATCGCTCCACAGCGCGACGATCGCGTCAATGTCGCGCCAGCCGGCGGCCTGGCCGGAGGCCTCGACGACCGCGGCGCGCGCGCCCTCGCGCGTCGTCAGATCGTGGCTGTCGGAGGCCTGCCGATGGAAGAAAAACAGGGAATCGTCGGTCAGCTTCCCATCGATGACGGATTGGGCGTACTCCATCGTCCCTTCGGCGATCGAGCCCGCGCCCGGCTCCGGCGCCGTCGTAATCTCGAGCGCCCAGGCGTCGGACAATTTCCGCTTCGGCAAATTCGCCTGCATCGTCGTATGCGCTTGCTTCAGCCGCGGGAGCGTCATCCGGTGCGTTTCGTCGAACACTTGGAACGTCGTCCGCGCGCCGTCTCGGGCATTCGGCGATCCCGACAGGGACACGGCTTTCCCGTCGCCATTCTTCCGGATGATGCGCTCGAGGCCGATGTCGAAGTCGCGCGCCAGCGGGCTTTCCTGGAGAATCACCCGAAGCGCCCCGTACGCCAATTCGTCGGACTGCTCTTCGGTGTAAGCCACGAGGATCACGAACGGATCCGTCACGCCGCGCCCCGGCGCCAACCCGCGGCCGCGCCAGCCGGCGAACCGAACCGGCGCCGATGGATGCAGTTCAGCCGCGGCGATGAACGCCGCCAGCTCCGTCTTCCTCAGGCCTTTCGCCAGCGACAGCGCGCACCGACGGAACCGGCGCCGGCCGGCCCGCACGTCCGACCGTGGGAACACCTCGTAAAACTTCCAGATGAACGCCCGTTGCTCGTCGTCCAGCTCCAACGGCTTTCCCCGTAGGTCGCCGGGCCCGAAGCACAGGTTAGACTCCATCCAGGCCACGACTTGCGGCCCTAGCGTCGGGTACTTGACGGGTCCGTCTTCAGGCACCATCTTTACCAATGGCCCGGCCTCCGGATTTCGCAGCCTTCATACCGACGGCTTCGCTGTGCCTTCTGCCGTCGCTGCCACGGTGACTCTGATTCGCACCGGCGCGCGAGACTGTCGATCTCGTCGATCAGCCAGGCCGGCGTGTCGTCGTGCTCGTTCGCGTCGGCCTCGACGAGCGGCGCCGGAAACGTGATTTCAACGGGATCGGAATCCGCGATCCGTGGTTTTCGCGCGACGATAGGCGGGCTCGCTGGTACAACCTCGCGCGCGACGGCGTCCGGCCGCAATTTCGGCAATTCCGGAGCGAGTCGCAACCTTGCAGCCCGACGTTCGGCAGCGAGCGCGTTTCGTGCTTTCGTCGCCGCCCGCCGTTCGGCCTCTTCGCGCTCCCATCGGGCGAGAAATTCCGCCTTTGATTTCTCCCGCCGGGCTTCGTCGGCGCGGCGTTTGACCTCGGCGCGCGCCTGTCGGAGTATTCCATCGGCCGTCCACAATGCAATGGACGCCGTCTTGACAGCGGCGCGCGCCTCCCATTGCGCCCGCGCCTCTTCCTGCTGATCTTTCGGTAGCGCCTCGAATTCGCGGATACAGACACGCGATACTGCGGCCTCGCGCTGTAGTAACTCGGCCTCGTCAGGATACCGGCCGCCCCAGTACATCAGGACCGCATCGACCTTATTTCGATGCGCCAGGCACGCCCGATATACCCCGTAGTCAGGTAGCGTGCTCACGCCTTCAACCCTTTGAGGAATGCCCGCGGATCACGCACCGTCCCGGCCTTGACCACCGGCTTACCGGCCTTCAACCGATGCTCGGCCTCTTCACCCTTCGCCACTTCCCATTGCAGCCGGCTCCGGTCGAGCGGCGTATACCCGAACCGCTGCTCCTGTTGCCGGATCTCCGCGGCGATCTTCACGTCGCCCGGCGTCTTATACCCCTCGTCCCACAGGAGCGCCAGGCGCCCGAGCGCGTCCGCATCCGTCTCGAGCCATTGCGGTGCCATCGGCGAGGCCCAGGCGCGCGCCCAGCAGGCCACGGTCAGCGGGTGAAACGTCCGGCCGTCCGGATTCGGGATCGCCGGCACGTCGAGCGACGTCGAGCTAAACAACTGCGTCGCGCCGGCCTTTTTGTTCGTCCGCTGGCGTAAATGCGCCGGTTTCGGTGGGGGCCCGCTCATTTCGATCCGACCTCTTCCCTGTCGGCGATGACATTTTGACCCTGTATCACCCCGATCAAAAAGGCCCGTTTGGCGATCTCGAGCATGGCATCACCGATCGCCGACGGCGCAGCGAGGTAGAGGCGATCGCTTTCACTCACTATCGCGTCGAGCAGCTTGCGCCATTCGTCCATATTGGCTTCCTCATATCGGCCGCGCAATCGGCAGGCTCAGCAAGTGCACGAGCGACAGGAACAGGACTGCCCAGGCCAGCTCATTACGCCATCCGGACCGCACCAGCGCCAGCACCGACAGCACGAACGCCCCGACCGTCAACAGAACCGTGATCGATACCATGCCTGGCTCCTGTCCTCAAAACACTACAAATCGTAGCCGACAAAATCTAGCCGGGACGCTGCGCGCAACCGTTACGATTTTAGTAGCGACCCTCCCCCCCCGTCACGATTCGGACCGACAATGGGAATTCGACGTACTTCACGCGGGATCGCCGGCCCTTTGACAGCGAATCGACGAGCGCCCATTCGCGATCGGTCAGGCGACAACGACCATCATCTGACATCGCTTTTTGCCACGCCTTTTTCAGCTTGCGCGGGAGCCATCGGCGATCCGGCACTCGGACGACATGAGGCCTCAACAGCTCCAAGAAATCGAGATCGGGATCCACTATTCGCCTCCTCTCGTTTCAGAAGTCGTATTCCGATCGCCGTCGCTTCCATTGTTTCCCGTCGTGCCAACCTGTCGACCACGTCCGACCCTTACGGTCCAGAATCATCATCGGCTCATCGTCGCCGGTTGCCAGGACCGCCATCGGCGGCGCAACCGGAACGCGCTTCAGAACGCCGTCGATCATGCGCTCTTCCAGGCTGAATCCTGTCGGCCATTCGGGCAGCGCGTCCAGTTCATCTTGAGTCATTGTCCTCGTCTCGTCTTCGCGCTGTGACACTCGAGACACAACCCTTGCAGGTTCGAACGGTCGAAGAAAAGCGCCTCTTCTCCACGATGCGGAACGATATGGTCGACGTCCGTCATCAGTTGCCCGCAGTGCCGACAAAAGGGCTCTTCTGCCCTGACCTGATCCCGAAGGATCTTCCACCGCTTCAAGGCGTAGAACTGATGGCCGGCGGTGTGGCTGTGGCCTGTGCACCATCGGCCCGCGGTCAGGTTCGGGCACCCGTTCACCGGGCAGACTTTCAGAGCTGGCACGATTGGCCCAACGGCCCTTCATATTCGTTCAATACGCGATCGCAGTACACCATCGCGAGCCCTGGAGTCGGATTAGGAAACGCCAGATCAAACCATCGAGAGGATTGGCCGAATGTCGATTCGAGTGCGCTTTTCTCCAGATGGCAGTCACTACACAGGAAATGAACATTCCACGTCACGTACTGCCCGCCGAATCGCCCTGGCACACGTCTGTCTAGCTGGCATCCATCACTGAACCGCTTACAACAATCGCAATGGAACGGCGCCCCGATGATCTGCATCATCATCAAGGCCTTAACTGATTCGGTCAGCCTTTTCGAGTGACGCATCACCACCCGGCGATCGTGACGACGTTGCCCCACACGATGTTACAGAGTTCGTCGAACCAGTCCATTGATTCACCCCTAAGCCTTATCGCTGTCGCTCAGCTTGACATGCTGATTCATGCTGTCCCAGACGAACCGCGCGATCTTCTCGACGTTCACAGTTCTGTTGCGCCCGGTGTGCTGATATTCCGTCCGGCCGTTCATAAAGGCCATCACGTCGGCTCGGCCGATGCCGGCACCGCGGGCGATCGTGCTGGAATTGATCCCGCATGTGCCATTCAGCAGAATCCGGATCGAATCCTCGAACGACAGGCGATTCACTCCCACGCTCCCGTACGCGTGATGTTGATTCGTCCGTACACCAGATCGGTTTCTGCGCCTGCGTCGATCCGTTTCAACGCATAGACGTACGATCCCGGCTTTATTTCCACGGGCGGCGAGACGTCCGGATCATAGGTATCGGTGTCGTCGATCTGCACCTCGATCGTCTGCTCGGGACTGCCGCCGAATCCGCCCGCGATCGAGATCCCGCCTGGCGAGCCGGCCGAGGTTTTGTAGATCAATGCCGCCGCGCTGTTTTCCTTTTTCCGGACGGTGAACGAGAGATCCCATCCGGTGATGTCCTTCAGCGGCGCCGTGTCGGCGAGGATGGCGGCCTCGAGCTGTTCGTCGGTGAGCCCATCGCCGTCGTAGATGCGGAACGGGATAACGACGTCGGTGTCGAAGACGATCGCGAGATTGCGTCTCAGCATGTCATTCCATCGATCCCGCGACGATCGGTTGTCGCGTCACAGAGGATCCGTCGACCACGTCCAGCCGTTCGGCGCTGTCGTCCTTATCAACGTCACGCCAGGCGCCTTCGTCCCAGGCGTCCGGCTCCCACGAGCCCGCATCCCAACTCGACCCTACAGGACCGGCCGGCATTTACGCCGGGCCCCAGGGATCGCCGCTCGTGCCGGCCCCGTCGACCGTGACGGTATTGATCGCCGTGACGTTGGACGCGACGCGATTGCTCCCGTCAAATGTCAGCTTGTCCGTTTTCACCTTGATCGCGGCGACTTCGGTATCGACGAAGCCGGAGACCGTTGCGAGGCTCGAGGCCACCGCCGCCACGCTCGCCGCGGTCGCCAGCGCCGCATCCGCGATCGCTGTGTCCGCTTCGGCGTTGACTTGCGCCGCGCTCAGATCGTTGAATCCGGTGACGCCCGTGCCCTTGGCGAGCGCGATATTCGCGCCCGACGTCAACACACGCGAGACAGCCGACCACACCGCAGAAGCCACGCCAGCCGCTGAGGCGCCGATCGTGGTAATCAGCCCTTGCAAGCTCGCCTCGAGCGCCACTGCGCCGGCCGACAGGTTGTCGAGGTAGCCCGCGCGCGTGGACGACAGGCGCGAAAGCAACGTCGTAACGCCGGCCGAATCACCAGGCGCCGAGGCCGCGAAAATCATGTCGTACGCCGCCTCTTCGAGCACGACGTACGTGCCGAACACCGGCAGCGCACCAGCCACGACGACGGAATAGAACAGCTCGCCGATGTTCGCGGTATCCGTCGCGTCGAACGTCAGCGAATAGACGCCGTTGACTTCATGCGTCCCGCCTCCGCTGTTTTTGTTCGACAGGCTCGTCCCGTTCGCGCGTAGCTTGACGTCGGTATTGGCGATCGTCAGCCCCGTTTCGGCCGTTTTGAAATCCGTATCATCGACGAACGGTCCGATCGCCCGCGCCTGGCTGGCTGTCGACTGTCTCAGGTATCCGTTCATCGCTTACGCTCCCCGCAGGCGAGCGTAATAGCCCGCCGGTTTACCGCCGCCCGTGCCCGCCAATTTGAACGTCACCACAGAGGCGATGTAGATGGCGCCGTCTGTGTTCAAAGTCGTTTCGACCGGATCGGTTGCCGCCGTGACCTTTGAACAGAGGAACGCGCGGGCGCCGGTATGACCGCTGCCGATCTGATTCCCATTGGCGGGCGCTGTGAATCCATTGGTTAGAAACGTGAAATTCGTGGTCCCAGATCCGTCGAGATTGAACATCGCGATCGCCAGCTCGATCGCGTCGGCCAGCACGCCTGTCGTCCCTGATGAGCATGACGATCCGCTTGTAAAATTCTGTGTCGCCGACTGATCGACCGGTGATGCCGTGAGCCCGGCCAGTTCCAGCACAAACATCCCGGCCGGCTGCACATTGCCCCAGGCCAACCGAAACAACGTGCTTCCTCCGGCGACGGCTTCGGCGATATACCACCGCTGTAAATTTCCGGCGTTGTCGTGATCGATGATGCCGACCAGCGCGTCGCCGTCGGTTTGGCTCATGCCGCCGAATCCCGCCAACGAACTGCCGCCCTGGAAACCCAGGACAACCGTATTCCCCGGCGATACATCAATCGTCGCCGACAGCTCGACATCGCCGCCAAACGTTTCGTTCCAGACCGCCTGAATCAACGGATCCGGCATCGATCGTTACCTCACCCCATGTTGCAGCGCCGCCGACGGGCAGATCGTGATCGTCCCGGTGCCGGTGATGTCGCCGACCTCTGAAACGGCCTTCATCAAGACGGAGACCGTTGTCGGTGTCGGGCCATATGTGATCGTCACGGTGTGGCCGCCGACGGTTTGAAACAGGATCGGTGTGGACGAAAAGTAGAGCACTTGGCCGGTTGCGCTCAGATCGTTCGGCGCCTCGAGATGTTGCCCGTATTGATTGTAGCCGTAGCGGACGAGCGGCCCGGCCACCGGCACCGGGACGCCGTCCACCGCAATCGACCGGATCCGCAGATCGGTGAGCGGCGGCCCGCAGAAGGGCACGCCGATCGCGACGCCAATGCAGGGATCGTGCACCCGATGCGCGTAATCGCACCAGTGCGCGCCCTGCATGGCCCCGATCGCCGTCGACAACGCCAGAAGTGCCCACATCGGCGGTTACTTGTAGATGCGGCCGTTCGTCGGAGATCCGGGCGGCCCGAGTTTCACCGGATCAACTGCGTCGAAAGGGATCGACGTTGTGGCCCCCACCTGTTTTGTTGAGGAATTCGTGCCGTCTGGATTCAGGGCGTAATTCCACGGCGTGATCCCCAGTGTATGCGCGCCTTTCGAGACGCCTGACGGCATGGCGTAGAGATACGGGATCTTGCCCGCATTCGTGCCGCCCACGCACGCCGGCCCAGAGGTCGGGACGAAATCGACCGCCGGCCCGCTGTCGAGCGTGTAGGTAAAGCCGTTGATCCGCTCCGGGACGAGCGTGGGATCGGACGGCGAGGCCGGCACCGTCGCCGCTTGCAACCATGTCACGGTGTAGGGCTTGGCCGACGTCACCACATACGGAGGCGTCCCAGGAAGACAGGCCTCGGTCAGACTCGGCGCCTGTGCGCTCGACAGGCACGAGAGGCCGAGCACCATCAGCAACGCCAACGCGATCCGTACTCCGGTCGATTTCATGCGCTCCCCTTTCAGGTTGTCGAGATAGGCCCGGATGATCCTGAGCTGTTCGTCGCGAATGCGACGGTGATGGACGTTGTTGCTCGGCGACGGCACCCGATACTGCGTCGGATTGTGCGCCGGCACGTCGACGCCGCGCGCGTGGATCATGCGGCAGGTATTGGAGCAATGCGCGGCGCCGCGCCGCTTGCACCGCTCGCCGCATCCAGGCCTGTCACAGATCGGCATTGACATCTGAGGCGCCCACAGTATAGCCGAGCCAAAACCAGACCGTGACAGCTTTTCCGAAATCGCCGACGCGCTCGCCGGCTTTGCCGATGATCCCATCCTCCACGAGCGCGTTGCGGAGCGAGCAAATCGACTGCACCGGGACGATACACGCACACGCCTTCGACAGCTCGCGGGAGGCCTCCGGATCGGTCAGTCCGGCCGCGCCGGCCGCACGATAGACGGCCATGAGCGCCGCGGCCTTCGCCCCGCGATTGCGACCGGCTGTTACCGCGGCTTTGTAGGACGTGTGGCTCCGGCGCGCGAACGGTAAACGCTGTTCTGTGAACGGCATTCATGCACCTCGAACCATTGCGATTAGGACATCACGAAACGCAAGCGGCGTCGCTTTTGCCTCGCGTTTGCTTAATTGCCCGATTCCAAGCGCCGCGAGTTGTGCGCGCGGCCTGTCTGCGCTGATCCATGCTTCGGGCGCCGGACCATAGCCCCACTTGAGCGCATGCGGATCTAAACCGTAGGCATAAAGCCACGTCGCCTTACGCGCTCTGTGGCCGTAGTGTCTTTGCTCGACGTGCGCGACCCATCCGCCGCAGATCGCCCGCTGCCATCCGCCGCCAGGACTCGGCCTCGGCAATCCAAACGTCTTCCACGCGAGCGTCAGTGCAGGATGCTCCAACACGCCGCCCCATGTCCGCACAGCGCGAAGTGCTGCCTCGAAACAACCTCCGTCGTCACCGACGCGATGGCCGTAGCGTCTCTGATTCACTGGCGCCATTTGGCACCAGCGATCACACGGCGGATGTGCGATCACGCGCCACGGCCCGTTGTAGAGCCTGGCATCACGCTTCAAATCCCACAGGTCGATCCCTTGGACACCCACATAGATGCCGTTCGATTCGACGAAAAGGGCCGCGATCACGCTTCCTCTTCGTCCTCGGCCTCTAGCAACGGCAGGACGGTTCCCTCGCGGATCGCCGTCCGGAGTTGCGCGACAGACTTCTCGCGGTATTCCTTCGACGTCTTCAGGTCCGACTTGAGACGGAAGATGTCCTCGTCGGCCCGCTGGATCGACAACTCGAGCTGCCGCAGGTTCGCGACGTACTCAGACGGCGCCTGTACTTCGCCGCTTCGATCGTTCACTATCGATTCGCTGTCGAGCGTCACTCTCAAGCCATCCATAACGCCGGCCTTTCCTGTTGGCAAATCACGATCGCGGCGCGTGGATATTCGCCGTCGCGACAGTAGCGTTTTCGCGCGATCAGTAGCGTGACCTGCGAATCATCGACCCAGACCACACCCGTGAGCGCATCCTTCACCGCGCGCGCGAGCTTGTCCGCATCCGGCTTCGTGACGTGCGGGACGTCGACCGGTGCGTATTTCTTCGTCTGATATTTCAACGGCCGAGGGAGGTAAAACGTCACGTCGATCGCCATCGGCGTAACTTCGCTGAAAGGCCTGAGTCCCTCGTGAGACATCGCCAGCGCCGCGACTTGCGCGATCGCGCGCTCCCAGGCTTTGCACTTGGCGTTATCGTTCGTCACGATGATCCGATTCGAGCGCCGTGCTCGAAAGGCCTTCGTCGAGCCCTTAGGCTGGCTCACGCCGGCCACGGTAAAGGAGAGTGTCATGGCCTGAACACCACCACCATCGAGGGGAAGGGCGCCGGATCCTTGCATCCGCCGAACTTCAACCGTCCCGGCAAAAATCGGACCTCGACGCCGGGCCTAGGCCGATGCGTCTCAGCATCCCAGATGTGCGCGTGAAACGCCTTCGTATCCGTTCGCGCCGGTAGGAGCATCACCACCGTCGCGCCGTTGCGCGCTTCCTCTGACGCCTTCGCGATAAACTTCGCCGCCTTGCCGCGACTATACGGCGGATTGACGAAGACGCGCGCCTCGGAGTAATCCCCGTCGTCGGACCAGTCGCACTCGAGCGCGTCGAAAATATGCTGACGAACCGGCAGGCCGTTGTGTGACGTGCAGGCGGCGTCAGTTGTAAATCGAAACTCCGCATTCAATGCCGCAAAAAACTCGGGCGGCGTGCTCCATTCGTCCGACTTGGAGCTGAACATCAACGCAGTATTCACCGTTTCCCCCATCGCGTGCTGCTCACGACGCGACCGCCTTCCGAATCTTCCCGACGTGCTCGCGTTGGTTCTGGCATGAATCGGCGTGCAGTTCGTGGCATTCGGCCATCCAGGCGCGCATGGCGTTGTAGGTCGGATTCGAGGCCGAGTGTTTTCCGGTTTTGGTCCGGTCGACAGACGCGCGCGACGCGCGCTCTTGTACTTCAGAAGATGAAGATGAAGATGAAGATGAAGAGCTTTTTTCGGCTAACCCGCGGCTTTGCTGTTGATAACCCGCGGCTTTCCCGCGGCTTTGCTGCGGCCTACCTCCCTTCAATCCGTTTAATTGCATGGCGCGTCTATACTTACGCTGCTTGCGTCGTTCTTCGTCTAACCGCTTGTGTTGCCAGCGGCCGGATCCGTCGAGATAAAAGCACGGCGAGATTGCCGGAGACAGTTGATCAAAATGTTCGCGCGTGATCGCGAGTGCGCGTGCAATCCGATCCGGATCGGCGGCGGGAATCCCGTGCTCGTTCCAGCAGAGCGCCAGCAGTTTTACGTAGGCCCCGAATTCCTCCAGCGTCATCGCTAGGACGTTGAAGTCGGCGAGGATGTCTTGTGCGTAGAATTGGAAGGCGGGCGCCTTGCCTTTGGGCGTGCTAGGATTGCGATCAGCCATTTCGGACGACTCCCGATCGTCTGTGGTTAGGTGACGCCGGCCGTTGCTCGCGGCTGTCGTCACCGACACTTTACACGCCTCCGGCTGGCCTTCGCAAGCCTTCATCGATATAACCAAATGTCCGGCACCATATGCGCTCGAGGCCGCATGCGGGGCACCTGGCCGAGCGCCAGTGTCGTAAACCCGACCCGCGACGGGCCGATCCACCACGACACAGGCGCGGCGTTGCCTCGACTGACACGCTCGAATTCGGGGATTTCAGGGAGTGCCCATCGCGGATCGTCGGAGGTTTCGTCGCCGTCTTTCAAGAGCCCGATCGTGCCGTTCCGCCTGATCCCGTTCCCCATGCTCGGCCCCCGTTCGTGGTTACGCTGTTCGTTCCGTCGCGAATAACGGTGCTACCGCTCCGATGCGCTTGCGTGCCAGTTCCACATAGACCGGATTCAATTCGCACCCGATGAAATCGCGATTATTGCGTACCGAGACAGCGCCCGTCGTGCCACTCCCGGCGAACGGATCGAGCACCAGATCGCCAGGACGTGAGCCGGCCAGAATGCACGGCAGGATCAGATCCTCGGGGAACGTGGCGAAGTGGGCCTCGGCGTAGGGTTGTGTGGCGACATGCCAAACGCTCCTTTTGTTGCGGATGTCAGACATTAAAAACTCGCGGTAATACCCACCAAGTGCGGCCTTTGCTTCGTTTGCTAACCGTTGCGTATCATGCGCGTTTTTCAGGTACCCAGACTGCGTAGATTGCGCCTTTCCTGCATCCGACACACCGCACGAACGGATCGCCTTGATGTGCTCGTCCGTCAAACCGGCAGCTTTCGACAGGTCTAACGCGCGCCGCTGCTGTGGGCGATCGGTTGTTCCAGTCGCCGACTCATAAATCGCCTGTGCGTCGTAGTAGTACCGCGCGCTTTTGCTCAGCAGGAAGATGTATTCGTGCGCCTTCGTCGGCCGGTCGGTGACGCTCTCTGGCATCGGATTGGGCTTCGACCAGATGACGTCTGAGCGCAGATACCAGCCATCGGCCTGTAGCGCGAAGGCCACGCGCCAGGGGATGCCGACGAGATCCTTCGGCTTGAGGCCATGATCGAGCGCGCGTCCCACCATGCCGACGTTGCCGCGATTGCTGCCCTGTTTACCCTTGAATGCAGCGTCACTCCCGGCCACCCCGCCGCCTGCGTAGCTGTCGCCTAAATTAATCCACACCGTACCGTCATCCCGCAGCACGCGCCGCACCTCGCGGAACACCTCGACGAGCTGCGCCACGTAGGCGTCAGGCGTCGCCTCGAGCCCGATCTGTCCGTCGTGCCCGTAGTCCCGCAGGCCCCAGTACGGAGGCGAGGTCGCGCATGTCTGCACGCTGCCAGGCTCAAGCGTCGCGAGAGTGTCGCGCACATCGCCGACGAGGATGCGCCATTCGCTCACCTGTGAACCCGTCGACGTTGCGAACCAAAGGCGTGTGACGGCCCGGCGTCCTGGCCCTGTCGGCGTTCCGACGCTTCCCGCTGACGCTCGCACAGGCGGCACCACAGGCGCCGGAGGCCTGATTCATCGTTCCCGCCATGAAAAACCCGCTCACAGTCCGCACAGACGGTCCGCGGGCCATCCGGCGACCAGTCAATCGGAGGCGGTCCGAATGTTTCCGGAATGTGCCACCCCTTACGAGGCCCTACAGATACGTAGACCTTGAAGAATTTGACGCCGGTTGATCCGTTCGTGCACTCGCGCACGTAGCCGACGTTCCCCTGTCCATCCTCGAGGCGATCGCCGTCGCAATAGTTCGGCGGTTTCATGGCGTCGGTGTCCCGTCAGGCTGAGACTGCGCAAGGGCGGCACGCAACTCGTCAGCGCAATATCGCTGTGGCCACTCGCCCGAAGCGCTCCACTTCGCCACCAGCGCCGTCAGCGCCTCGCGGAGTGCGGCACGCTCACGGCGCATGATGACGTTCGCACTTACCAATCGAGCCATATCTGTCCCAGGCTCGGGCAGCGGAACGCGCAATTCGCCAGCCGCCGCCTCCATATCGGCGCGGAGTGCGGCACAGCCCGCGCAGGGCTGCGCATGGCGCAGGGCATCCACAAGTGCCTCTGCATCGGTCATTCGCTTCGTCAGTCGGTCACTCATGGCGCCTCCGCCCTGGCTTCGCGCGCGTCGAGCTGTCCTGGTAGGCTTCCAGGCCGACCATCCGGAAGGCTTTCCCCTCGGCCTTTGCCCTTTTGTTGATGTAGCCCCAATCGATCGAGAAGGCCGCCAGCGATTCGAGGCCATCCGCCGCGGCGCGCATCAGTTTTCGGATCTCCTCGACCTGCATCGGTGAGAGGTCGCCGATCTCGGGATTTGGATCGGCATCGGCTGGCGTGCCGGCGGGACGGGCTTTCCAGGTCTGAAGGATCGTCGTGCTGGCAAGCGGCGGCGGCGCGGTCACAGCGGGCGCCACAGGCGGCGCGGTCGCCGTCTCGGCCTCTGTCCTTAGTGCCTGGACGATGTGCTCCGGTACGGCCTGCCGCGCGGCTTCCTCGGCCTGTCTGCGCCTGGCCTCCCGTTCCCGCGCGTCGGCCTCCGCTTGCGCCTTGCGCCGGTCAGCGTCGGCGATGGCCTGAAGTCGGGCGGTCTCGGCCGCAATCCGCCGGCCGACCACCGTGATTGCCGTTTCCCCGGCCTGCATCCACTGACCGCGGCAGGACGTGATCGCGACGTGTAGCGCATGCGCCTGGCTCGCCGGATCTTCAAAGTGTTCGCGGACCGACTTGACGGCCGCCCGAACCGACACCAGGGCAAGATCGGCCTGTTTCAATCCGGACAATCCAACAACTTCTAAGGCAAGAGCGGCCTCTGCGGTTGAATCGACATGCGCCTTTAGCACCGGATCGGGCACGAACCGGATCAGGCTCGGGAGCGGGAAGTCAGCCGGCAGGACGGCCATAAGGCCGAGCGATTGCACCTCACGCGTTTCGGTCGGCTCCTGAATGTCGATTAGCAAGCTGTCGTCATCGTCAAACAGAGTCGTCATCGGTCGATCCTCCGGCACGCCTGAGCGTGAAACGTCGTGCAGAATGCCGAAAACTTGGAGAAGTCAGACCAGTCGGAGTAGACGTGAATCCGGTACGGGACCCCGTTGTCCGGCGTGAGCTGCACGGCCCATCGCTCATCGATTGGATTCTCGGTGTAGGCCGCGGCATAGGCCGCTGTCTGAAATTGCTTCGCGCTGTGTTTCGGATCGCCGGTCGCGATGTCGACCAGGATCCGCCGCCCGTTCGGGATCAGCCCGACGGCGTCGAGCGTCCCGGCGTAGCCGAGCCCGGCGTGATACACGAGGCGTTCGCGCCGCTCCGGCGTGAATCCTGTGTTCGTTCGGAATGCGATCCACGCTTCGACATACGGCAGGCAGTCAGGATGAACCTCGAAAAGATTGATCTCTCCGTCGTCCCAGGAATGGCAGTCGGCATGGACGGCCGTTCCGAGACGCCTGCGGTATTCGATTTCCTCCCGAGCGTCTGTACTGCGCGCGCCGACGGCCTCGAAATCAACGGACACGCCGACGGCGGAAAGGATCGTCGTGACGCTCGGCACCTCGCGCCCGTCCGGCAGCGTGTAGCGATGGGCGATGGGATCGAATGTGATCATGTCGGCCGTGATGATGTCTTGGATCATTTGCGTTCCGCCATCGCTAACCAGATCACGCCGGCCCAAAACAGGAGCGCAAACACCGTGATCTGATTGCTGATCTGTCGTAGCAGGCCGACAAGTTCAGCGAATTGTTCAGACGTCATCCTTCCTGCCCTGGCTCTCTGTCGTCGACCCCGATGATCTCGACGAGCTTCGCCGCATGCGCCGGAGTCTTTGGCGCCTCCGTCACGAGCTGCACGATCCGCTTATCCTCGACGAGATTCTCCGCATTGAGAATCAACATTGGATCGGCCGTCCCGCACCGGAAACCCGTCGACAACATCACGAGCGCCGTCCCGTTCTCGCGTTTGTTGACGCTGACGATCGTGCCGATACGAATAGCAGCAGGAAATTCTTGCGCCGCCTTCGCCTTGAGACTAGCCGCTAAATCTGACGTGGCCTGTTTATTCTCGGCCTCCACGGCAGTCGGTTGCGGCTCCGGTTGCCTCGACGCCACACCCGCAGCAACAGCCGCAGAGGCCAAGTCTGACACCGGAGTAAATCCGGCCTGCTGAGACTTCCGCGGCGCCGCCGTCGGCCCGGCGTGCACTTCCGGAAACGCTTCCTCGACGCTCGTTTCGCCTTCCTTGATCGCGTTGTGCAGCCCGGCGAGCGTCGCCATGTGCTCGAGCGTGATGTCGGCCTTTCCCTTCAGACCGATCGCCGCGCATAGCCGCGCCTCTGTCACGCCGATCACTGCGAACACTTTCAACATTTCATCCCGGCGAGCACTGAACGTCCGCGCGTCACCGGCAATGACCTGTCGGCACTTGAGATAGATCGGGCGCCAGAAGGGACTCGGAACGCACTTGAAGACGGCATTGCGGAGCGCGATGGAGGCTGCGGCGTTTCCCGTGACGACGATCATGTCGTCGCCGAACGTCTCGCCTTTCCGATTGGTCACGCGCCTTTTGACCTCGAAGCCGACGGCCACGTTATTTTGCACGTCCCAGGCTTCGCCGCGCGCCGTGATGAATCGGCCATCGTCCGACGTCGCGCCGGCCTGAATCCGGAGATTGCCCCAGGCCGAGGCGACAATCTCGGCCAGCCGGGCCGACGGCCCCTCGATCGTCTTTCCGTCGCGCGGGACGGCGTACACGCAGCTCGCCGCGATCTCCGGCGTGAGTGTCGCCATTTCGGTCGCCGACTGGACGAACTGTGTAACCGAGCGCGGATAGCGCCGGGCTGTGGAGACTTGGACGTCTACCGTCGCGCCTCCGGCCTCGTGCAGACTCGGCGCGATCTCGCGCGCGTCTGCCTCAATGACTTGATTCATATGTTCCCTTTCGCCGCTTCCGTTTCAATTCTGCCAGTCTCAACCGATGCGCGAGGCATCTCGCAAAGCGTCCGCTCGGCAATCCGCAAGTACCGCATCCGCCGGCCTTCCGATAACGGCGGTATCGCAGACGCATTCTGATCCGGTAGTACTCCCGGTGATACGCTCGTCGAGCCTCGACATCAACGTGCGGCATCGAAGAGATCCGCCGGCCCGGTTTCGAGATCCGCGCGCCATTGTGCGGGTAGCGGGATATTCGTCCTGGCAGCGATTGAAAACCCGGTGCCGTCGAAAGAGTCGGCGCCAGATTCGAGCGCCTTTTTGTAACGCTTCCGACCGTTGACGCGGCCCCAATGCACCCATATGCCTTTCGATTTCGCGTATCCGCACAGGCCGCGCGCCGCCGGACTTTCCTTATATTCAGTCGTCCCGCCGATGAACAGTGCGCCCATCTCTGCCCACGGGACACGGTGCCTCGACAGGCCATCCTGCGCCACGAACGCCGGACGATGGCCGAGCGCCGCGATGACGGGCGCCCAGAATTTCCAGAGATAGAGCGTCTCTGCGGCATCCCCCACGACATCCGGAGCTGTGACGAAGAGGCAACCGTCTTTCCGTCGATAGGCGTAAAGCATCCGCATAAATCCGCCCACATCGAGCCCATTGAAGCACCCGTTGTCCATCGCCCATAGATTCGGCACGAGCGCCAGCGAATCGGGATCACTCCATTGGCGCGGCACAATCAAGTGCCCGCAGGATGGATTGCCATTGACGGTCGAAGTGGCGCCCGAAACCAGGAGCAGCATTCTGTTTGACTTCTTTTTTCAGTCCTCGAACCACCAGGCCCAGAAGTGATCGGCCGTCCAGTACCACAGGTAGAGCAGTGCCCAGACGAGGCCGATCGCGATCGTCGCCTTCACTCTTCCGGCTCAGAATCGTTCAGGCCACAGCACCTGGCGATTAGGATGGCAAACGCGAGATAGGCCGCAGCGATGACCGTCGAGATAATCCAGTACTGCATCCGGTCCTCACTTCCACGAGATGCGCTTGTGCGCGACCGGCGTCAGCGGCACCGGGTAGAGCCAGGACAGGACGGCCGAGATCAGGCGCCGGATCACTGACTTAACTCCGCGCGTCCTGCCGCTGAGACGCGAACGAGATCGTCATTCTCAGCGCAGTACTCGACTAGTCCGCGACGTCTCAACGCGCCGAACGTGCGATCGGCTCGTCGCCATGCGAGCGCGTCGTGATAGCACGCAGCCTGCTCCATGACCAGTTCGGAAACCTGCAACCAGTCGTTGTCAGGCCCGTGCTTCTCGGACTCGATCCGCCCCCATCGAGCCAGTAGCGACAACATCCGCCGCTGTGCTTCTGTCATAGCGATTAGTCCTCCGTCAGCAGCGCCGCGACGCGCGTCATCACGTCGATCTCGGTCAGGCCGTAGATCGAGCACAGGCCGTAATTGCCGACCGTCGCCATAAAGCCGTGGCCGGGAATCCAATCGAGGTAGACGAGACAGCCGTTGATCGTCATTCTCATTTCTGATCCCCTTTTTCAGTTACCAGTGACACGCCTTTTCGGCGGTGTCTCTGTCCTCGGCGAGAGTCACGGCTTTATAGCCCTGCTGCACGCGATTGGTGATACCGGATTCCCATCGGACCCGATAAATGCTTGGCCCTGCCGCGATAACTCTGCCGTAAAGGATGGTCGCGCCGCATGCGCCAGTGTCGAACCACGTTTGCACAAACTGGCCGCGCCGAAACCGCAACGGCTCTGCCCTCATTTGGCGTTCCTTGTCTGCACTTCGTTGACGGTTTCTGGAAACAGATCCTCGACGCGAAGGCCGAAGACCATCGCCAGCCGGAAGGCGTTCGGCAGCGACCATTCGCGCCGCTCGCCTCGGAGGATGTTGGAAATTGTCGATTGGGAGACGCCGGACAGCAGCTCGAGACGCTCCTGCGTCATGAGCTTTTTGTCCATCGCGTAGCGGAGTCGGGCCGAATCGGTCGCCGGCTGTGCGGTCAGGAGGCGCCGTTGCTGTTTCGTGAGCACGTCGGAGAGTATGCGCCCGCGAATATTCGCATGTCAATAATTATTTTGACGCTCGCCGGTTCACCAAGGCGCCGACGCCGGCAGAATTGCCAGCACCGGACCGGCGAGCGTCAAATCGCTGAAGTTTGCGGCGGGAGCCCGTCCCAGGCGAGCACGTCGGCCGGCTCGATCTTGACCGGTTCGATCGGTGCCTCGGCCAGTGCCAGGATCGCGTCGAGCGCGTCGAGCAATCGATCCCGCTCGCCGTTCCCTTCCGTCAAGGCGTCGATCTTCGCGCGCGCCTCGGCCGCTAGGTCTTTCCGGTTCATTTGATCACCGCCCGACAGAGATAAATCGAGCCCACACCGACGCCAGCGCCCGCCGCCACGTCGAGCCAATCGTGCTTGGCCGCCGCGATCCGGAGGTAGCCCGTGCCGATGGTAACGGGTATACCAACAGACCAGCGCCAGCCCGCCGCCGCCCCCGCCGTGGCCGCATGCCCTGACCAAAACGCATTGTCATCACTCCCGTCCGGCCGTTCCTGATGGATCCACTTTTTGCTGACCCAGGTCGCCCCGTGTGCGATCCCCTCGCTACAGGCTTGGCGCCACAGGTCGCGCGAGCGATGGCCGCTCCGCAGGCTGTGGATGGTATCCAGCGTCACCTGGAGTCCGGCCGTCGCATAACTCAGGCCGTTCGCGATGTCCCGATGCGGAGGCGCCCAGGCGAATCGGTCGGAGGCCTGCGGGAGCGTCGCGCCCTGCCCGTAGCACGGCCGGCTGAGCGCCAGGATCAGGACGATGAAGAGCACGATGCACAGCCGGACGGCCCAGACGGGCGGATCGTCTTTCATGGAATCGGCATCCAGAGCGCGCGGATCGCATGATAGGCGGGATCGCCCTGCTCGGCGCGCGTGTCCCACGAGACGTTGCCGCTGCTGTCGATGATGTCGACGGCATCGAGCAGGCCGTTCGTGTTCGTCGTCGGCACCGGTTTGGCGCCGAGCCAGTACCCGATCGTGTCCTTGCTGACGATGTCCGGCGAGCTTTCGCGCGACTTCCTGCCGTAGCGGCCTTTCGCGTTCGCGTCCGGTTCGCGTGCGTTGAGCCACGGGACGAACGACGCCGTAAACCGATGTTTGTCATCCAGGTCCGTCACCGGCCGCCCGCCGTTGTATTCCTGATGGAACTGCGCCAACAGGTCGGCCCGATTCGGCACGTGAATCACGGGCGGCTCGGTCCCGCCGCCGCCGCCGCCGGCCTCGAGCGCCGCGATCCGCGCCTCGTGATTGTTCACCGTCCCGCGGAGGCCGTTGATCGCATTGTTCTGATTCGCGTCGCTCGCTTCCAAATTCGCCACTTTCATTTCGAGCGCCTTGATCCGGTTCTCGAGACCGGGATCCGCCGGCGCGGCGCCGATCAGCTCGATCCGATCGCCGACGAAGAGCCTGACGCCGCCAGGCGATCCCCCCGTCGTGACCGCAAACCGGACGCCGCTCGCGCACTTCGGCGTATAGGTCAGCTCGCCCGGCCAGAGCACGCCGACATGGCCGTCGGTGAGGCGCCATTTCGTGCCGTTGTCCGGCCCCTCGCCGACCGTGAGATCGCCCGCGAAATCGGGATTCGTGGCGCCCGCGAAGAGGCCTCGATTTTCGTCGTTGTCGATTACGCGCGGCGCGGCGTCGGTGCCCTCGACGCGCGCGAGGCCGGTCGGCTTGCCCAGCCGGACGACAGGCGTGATCGCTCCGCTCGCCAGAATCAAGAGCGTCACCGGGTAGCCTTGCGCGCCGCGGCCCTGGATCGCGGCATAGGATCCGCCGAATGCGATCGGGGAGCTGCCTTCGCACTCCGGGAATGCCCATCGCTGTTTTGTGGTCAGGTTTATGACGTGGCCTGTCGACCCGTCATGCCAGCCGGCGAACGTGTGCCCCGTGCTCGGATCGCAGTGCACGCGACCGTAGCCGTAGCCCTGTGCCATCGGCTCCACGAAAAACGGGACGCTCGAGGCGTCAGGCAGCACGAGCCCGGCCCAGGCGTATAGCCGGATCTCGGTCCCGTGATCTTTGACAAACCCGGCGATCACGATGCCATGATCGCCATCGCCCGCAAAGGCGACATCGGAAAACCATCCGAGCCCGAGGCTTGATTTCGGCATGATGTTACTTTCAGATCGCCCGATTCCCGTTGCGCGAGCGCCGGAGGATCCCGGCGTCCTCGAGTCGTTCCTGTTGCTCCGCGATGATGCGGATCAGTGTGGCGATGCAGGCCCCATGATGCTCATCCGATAATTCGTGCGCCGGCTTCCGGCAGACCGGGCAGATCGTCACCGCTTCGTAGCCTTTGCGTCGTCGAGCTGCCGCTTGATCCATTCGAGATCGGTCTGAATCTTCCCGAGTTGCAATTGCATGATCTGTGCGCTCGCATTGTTCTGATCGACGAGCACCGATAGCCGGCTACTCGTTGCCGCGATCGCGACATTGCTGGCCGTCACATCCTGGCGCACGCCTGCGACCGAGTTGAAGCACCAGAGGCCGAGCGCGAAGAGAAACGACGACAGTAAACCGATCGCCCAGACGAACGTACTGTTATCGACCTTCCGCGCCAGGACGTGCATGTGCCCCTCTTCGACATTCTCCGAATCGCTCGCGCGCATCGATCCCATTGGCTCGGCCCCCCTATGTACTCGATCCGAACGGCTGTTCCCGGTTCGTCTTCGTGACGGCGAACGTATCCAAGTCGAGTTGATGCACTTGGCAGCGCAGCGCCCGCGGATCGTTGCTAAGCGCGTCGAAATGCGCGAGCGTATCGACCTGGCCGAGATCGGTATCGACGCCGCATTCCGATTCAGTAAAGGCGACATGGACGGGCGGCGTCGCGTTCTCGTCTAGAATCATTTGCGCGATCGCCGCCGCGGTGTCCTCGTCCCGGATCAGCTCGAAGTCGACATCCTCCGGCCGCTCGCCGTATTTCGTCACGCTCGGCGCATCCCGCGGCGCGTCCAGACCTTCGACCGAGACGAGCCAATCCGGATTGACTTGTGTCGTCGTCTTCGGGAGCAGTTCGCCCTCGGCCGGCGTGCCGCCCGCCAGCGGCGGGACGTAGCGCCGCGCGACGTGGTAGTTGACGATGTTACGGACGAGATCCCGCTGACGCTTCGCCTTATAGGATGCCTCGAACACGGTCGCCGGAGGCCCCAGGACGCGATTGATGGGCGCCCCGGTATCGATGGCCGAGGCGATCAACTGCCCGTGCCGATTCGGCCCATAGTCAAAGTGCCCGTTGCGTGCGAAGAGTGCCAGGAGCTGACCGAACGTCAAGGCCTCGCCGCCGTGGCCTAGGATGAACGCGCCGAGCACGCCGCCGGCAATCTGCGAATCCCGCAACGTCTTCAAGGCCTCGAACGTCGTCGTATCGATCCGCGAGTAGAGGCCAGGACTGGATCCGACTGTCGGAGGCGCCAGCCAGGCCCCGGACTGGTAATTGCCGAATACGAAATTGATCAGCAGGTGGAGAAATTGACGATAGAGATCATCAATCACTCGACCTGTCCCGTCACCGTTTTCGTCGATGCCCCAGAGGTTCGAGACGTGCGGCACCTGGCCGGAGCGCGAGAGATCCGACCGCGGCCCGAACATATACATCGCGAGATAGGTCCGGCCGTTGCGGGTAATCGTCCGCGCGGATCCGAATTCCGCCGCCCACCAGGACGTACCCGGCCAGGCGACCTCGACGAGCCCAGACGCCGCGGTGATTTGCACGCGCGAGGGGTAGGGCGTGCCGGTCGACAGGCCGCCACCGGAGGCCACGAAATGCGATTGCCAGGCGCCGATGTCGTGACTCGCGGCGATGTATTCATCCCAGAGTTGCCCGCCGCGCGAGGCGAACGGGACGCGCTGTGTAAACGTCCACGGGACGACACCGATCGGCGTCTCGGCTTCCTCGTCGGAGAGTGCCCCGTACAATATTGGGACAGGTTTCCCGAGCATCGTGGGATTGCCTGGATTCGTCGGATCGCTCGGATCGTTTCCCATTTGCGGGAAGTCGTCGAGATTGAATACCCTTTGCGGAAATGTCCGCTTATTGAATTCGTCCAGGAGCACTGTGAGGTAATCCGTCACCGTCAGCGACAAGAGACGGCTAGAGGTCGGATCGACGTCGGTGATGACGCCATCGAAGACGCGCGTTTTATCGTCTGGATCGATTCGCAGGCGCCGTTTCGACGAGACATACTGCGTATAGCGACTGCCGACGAGCGAGTCGGTGTCCTCTTGCGCTCGGAGCACGCCATCGGTATCGTCGAGCGTCGGCTGCATGGTCGACCCGACGGCCTCGCCTTGCGCGTTCGACAGGGAGCGCGTTACCGTGCCGAACGTGACGGCCCTCGGTTCCTTCGGATCGCCGAGATTGATCGCCACTTTGGCATGGCGCCAGATCGTGCTGTCGGCCAGCTCGATTTCGGCCCAGGTCGCCAGCGGCGCATCGTTACAGATCGAGGCGTCCGGCGCCGGATTGTCGCCAGGATTGACCTCGCCGCCGCCGTCCGGAGGAATGATGATCGCCGGGACGAACGGCCGCCGCTGAATCACCGCGACCGCGACCTGCGTCATCCGGATCGACGTGACGGCATCGTCTGACGGCGTGCCGGAATCGACGAGCCACGGGCCGAACAATTGCGGCCAGCTCCCGAGCGTGCGCCCGCGGACATAACTCAGGACAGCGCCCCGATCTCGTCGATGGGCTGATTCGCAGCGTCCACCGTGATCGCCGCTGAGAGCGCATTAGTGCCGGCATAGTCGCCCGTGCTGTCTGCGACCTCGAGCGTCCCGGCATTGTCCCTGACCTTATGCGTCGCCTTCATCACGGCTGCGCCCAAGCAGAGCGGCCCGGCCTTCACGGTCGCCTCAATGGCCGAGGTCTGCCGCGTGAGGATCGTATCGGCGATCACGGTCGGATCCGATCCCGAGCTGGCAGCGTTCAACGCCTCGCCGGTTGTCCCTGTGCTCAAGTGACCGGCGATGGCCTCATCCCAAACCGCATCCGCGATCGCCGCGGCAGACGGCGCCGATCCAGTCGAGATGTCCTGTAGTTGCTTGCCGGCCGATCCGGCTGTCGTGTGCCCTGACAACGCCTCGTCCCATACCTGATCCGCGATCTCGTTGCTCACGTCTGCGGCGACCTTTGCCGCCGTGATCGTGTCGGCCGCGAGCGTCGCCGCCGCGATGGCTCCGGAATTCCAGGCCGTGCCGGCCGCATGCGTCGTGTTGACTTCCGGACGGCCACTGCTGAACGTGCCGTTGCTGCCGCCGAATTGCGTGACGTTGGCCGGGATCTGCGCCGCCGTCGGATCGTAGCCGAGCGTAAAGACTTGCACCGTCGCCGGCACGGCTGCGGTACCGATGAAGGTAAACGCCGCGAGCGTGCCGTTCGTCTCGGCCTGGCTCGGGGCATACGTGTGATAGCCGTTACCCTCATGCGTGCAGATCCCGGATCCGACGGTGCCGATCCCCTGCGTGCCGGCGTCGAGCGTGACATACACCGTCACCGTGCCGGTAAATGCCGATCCGTCGGTCGCGCTGACCATCTGCGCGCCAATCTTTTGACCCGCGACGTTTTTCTGCATTTACCTGATCCCTGGCTGAATGACCGTGTTTGCGTTGCGAGCCCAGGCCGACTGGAACGTCTGACCGGCTGCGGCGCCGCCCAGGAAATAGTACCGCCGCTGCGTCTCCGGGCCGTACAGGTGCGCGTATGGCTCGGCCGACCACCATCGACACATCTCGTCAGACCATTGCGCGTCGACAACGGAGAGGAAATTGAGCTGAAAGTTATCGCACACGGTTGACGTTTGCGTGCTATCTCCGACATTGAATGTCTTAGCCGTCGTCCCGTTCGTGCGCGTTATCGCCGTCGACTGACTCGCGATCTTTACCCCATCCTGCCAGATGGCCGACCCGAGCGGACCGGCCGAAAAAATCCAGCGATGGACGAGCGTCCCGATCGTCGGCGGCGTCACGCTCAGCCGATTCGGCGCTAGGAAATTGGGATTGTAGCCGTAATCCCAATAGATTTTGCCGTCGGTGAACGGCAGGAGCGCCGATAGGAAATCGGTATCCTGATTCGTGGTACCTAATGCCACCGAAAAGGGCGTAGCCTGCCGGTTCGTGGTGTCCGTCTTCCTGCCGATATATAGGAATGTCCCGTGCGCCGTCGGCAGAACGACCGCGCCGCAATCAATGCGCGTTGTCGTCGTCGTGAATTGGATCGCTGTGCCGTCGGTATTACTAGCCCAGGTCGGCGTACCGGTGATCGCGAGCGCGTTTGGAATCACGCTCCCGAAATGCACGGTCTGCTGCGGATATTGCGGCCCTGATGAACTGAACGTGCCCTGACCATCGAGCGCGAAGAGCGAGAGCACCTCGCCCAGCGCGAACGGATGCGACGGATTGATCAGGGCGCCCGGCGGCGGTTTCATCATGCCGCGCCGGATGTGCAGATTCGCCATGTTAGGACGTGCTCAAGCTGTCGACGGTATCGCCAGTGATCTCACACGTGACGGCGTTCGTCGCGTCGAGATTCGTAACCTTGATATTGTATTTACCCGTTCCGAGAAAGAAGTCGAGCCCTTCTGTCGTGCTCGCCGTTGTGGACGGCATCGTAAATGAGAGCAGCGCCGTCGGTGATGTTGTCGGACTCGAACCATAGCGCCGAAAGACATCGACCCGGACGCCGCGCGTCGCCGCCACCGATCCGCCTGGCGTGTTCAGGACGTGGATCTGCGCCTCGAATTTGCCCGAGTAATCGACGTCATAATTAGCCGTGCCGGCATTTGCCAGCGAAGACGAGCTGCGGATGTTGCCGGCGGCGTTTCCGGTATAGACCGGGACGGTTGTCGTTGACATCGGTTCCCCTTAAAGAGTGCTGATCCGCACCGGCCATTGCAGCGCGTCGAACGCCGCGGCGCCAAAGACTGAAGAATCCGGCATTTTGTCCATCGGTTCCCGCAAAAACTTCCAATCGGTCGGCGGCGTTTGCTCGTGCGGAAACGTCAGCGTCGCCGCTTGCTGCACGCCAACCGCGACCGTTACCGCGCCGCTGACGATCGCGCCTGTTTTGATGCACGGCATCGGTTGCATCCCGAGGATCTCACGGTCCGGAAATGGGATCGGATCGACGTAGGTTTCCTCGATGGCCCCGTCGGACGCCTCGAACGCATACGTCAAGTCATCGTCCGGCGTGACGTCGTCGAGCACCGCGACGTGATCAACGCCGGTATTGATTTGAAATTGCTGCGTCGTCCCGATGATGCGGTTATTCGACCAGAGCGCCCAGACGTCGACAGGCCCGAGGAGATCATTGAGCCTCGGCCCGCCAGCGTCCAATACGACGAGATGCGAGTAATCCGTATCGCCATCCGACGTTGCGTAGATCCGGAACCGATCCCACTGCGGGAGCGCCGCCCCTTGCGCGTTGACCCCGGAGATCGACAGGACGACGCGCGGCGTCACATCACCGGCCTGGTAGACGTGCACGACGACGAGCCCCGTCGGATTCAACATGTTCGCCTTCCACGCGAGATAGATCCGCGTGTTGAGCGGGACGACGTAGGACGACGGCGAGCTGATCGGCGTGACGCCTCGGAAGATTTGCAGCGTCCGATCGGCGTTGAGGTTGAGCGACACTTGCGAGCTGTTGAAATAGAGAAACTCCGAAATGATGACGCGCGCGCTCGGTCCGGCACTGATCCGAAAGTCGGATTGCAGCACGGCTTTCGCGCTTGCCGCGCTCAAGGTGCGCTCGAGGTAATCGCCCTGGCTCCCGCTGAACCGAATACCGGATTGCCCGGCCGGTCCATACGGCCCGGTCGCAATCGTCCCGCCGGCCGATTCTGAGGAATACATCCGGAGGCGTTGCGGCCCTGTGTAATGGCTGAAGGGATCACAGAAGAGCAGGCCGTTCAGCTCGCCGACAGAGATCCCCCAGAGCAGGCCCGCCAGGACCATCGTGATCCCGCCGGTACCGCTCGTCGTCACGATCTTAAGCGCGACGAGATCCGTTGCCGCGATCGCGTCAAAGTGTTCGATGTCCTCGAAGTCTCCGATGCCCCCGGCCGGAATCGTAAACGTGGAGTTTCCGTCGACGCCGTTGATCACGAGCGTCACCGTCAGCGTTCCCGGCGATGTGTTATTGGAAATCCGGAAACGCAACCGGCTGAGCGCCCCGGCCATTTGCAACCGATGTTCGGCATCGGCTAAGGTCGCGCTCGATTGTCCCGATCCCATGACGGAGAGGTACGACGTGCCCGCGGCACTGTACGTGCGGAACGTCGTTTCGTAGAACATCGCCTGATCGTTGACCGTGACCAGATCGATCGCCTTCCATGACGCCGCGATGACGCCCGAGAGGCCGGTCACGGTGAGCACCCATTTCGCCCGGCTCCCGACCGCCACATCTGCGGTATGCGTCGTATCCTCGATCGTGCCAGTCACACCGGCCGCGAAATTGACGCTGATCGCCGTCGCCGCGCCGTCGACCCACAGCACAAAGGTTGAATCGTCGTCCCGCGTATTGGTCGCCAGCTTGACCGCCGCATTACGGAGCGTCCCGGCCGTCTGGAACGTGCACCAGACATCGTCGCCCGTCGTGCTGACCGATCCCGCGACGCCGGCCCCGGCGATCGGCATGTGCGATGTCCCGCCGCCATGCGTCCCGGTTTCGATGTGGACGTAGCGCGTAACCGAATCCGTATCAGCCGCAAAAAGGCAACCGATCGCGTCGTAGCTGAAGGCCCCAGACCCGGCGCCTCGGACGACTTCGACGTTGACATCATCCCCGGCCGCGATCGCATCGGTGCCGGCGGCCTCGAAATGGCCGATCGTGTTGGCCGGAATCGTAATCACCGACGAGCCCGGCGACCCGTTGATCTGGATCGTGACTGTGCCGGAGGCCGGACGGGTATTCGCTAGGACGTTGATGAACAGCTTCGAGATCGTGCCCGGCGAGCGGTAGCGGATGCGTGTCCGAACATCGCCCAGATTGTTCAGGAGGACCGCGCCACAGCCAATCGGCTGGAACACATCCGGACCGCCTCCGAAGCCCCCGACGAGCGTTGAGACGTGCGGGATCGCCGCCACGTCACAGCCAGCCTTTTTGCTGCTCGTCGAAATCGAGCGTAATCGAGTCGAGATACTGACCCGCGGTTTCGGTCGGCGCCACGTAGAGAAATTCCCGGAGGTCCGTCGCGAGGTCGACGAGCATGGCGTCCGTATCGTCCTCGTCGCGAATCAGGAGAAAGTTTCGGAACTGGCCTTGCGTGTCGCGCTCGAGCGCCAGCAGATCATCCCGAACCTCGTCGCCGAGCGCCGTCGCGTGGAGACCGCGGTAGCGGACCCCGAGCCCGAGTTTTTTCTTCACGCCGTAATCGGTGACGTGCACGATCGTCCGGTGCGTTTCTCGGTCGCTCGGATTCGGCGCCCATTGGATCTTGAGTGTCCGTAACGATTCGGCCAGGATAGGCAGGCCGAGCGCCACGCCTGACGGACCAGTCAACGCAATGTCCCACGTCGTGCTCGAGGCGTTCGCGACTTCGCGCAGATCGATCCAGGGATCGAGATAGAGCCCGTCGAGCGGGAGCGCCGGGATCGTGACCATTTCGTTCAGCCCGGCGCCGTTCGTGACCTGGATCGCCGTCGCGTTCGTGTTGATGAAGGCGATCGCCTCGAGCGGTTGCGCGCCCGCGAACGTCGCCCGATAGGTGATCGTGGTCCCGCTCGACTTCGCCACGGTATACACGAAGGCGTCGGACAGATTCGCCAGCGGATAGAGCGCGTCGACGGATCCGGCCTGGACGCTCCACGTCGCGTCGCTCGTGACGATGTCGGAAGGCCTGGAATAGAGCGCCATCAGGACACCATCCGTCGGACGATGGTCTTGACGCCGCGCGCGTTCGTGGCGTTTTCACTTTGCAGCACGTTTACTACTGCATCCTCGAGAACCCGCTTGAGGCTCGAAATCTGCGCCTCGCTCTGTAAGGTCGGGTTATTGACGGCGATCGAAACCGTGACGGACACGCCGCCCGAGCCAGCATCGGCCGAGGCCGGATACCCGCCGCCGGTCCAATCCCGGTTCATCCGCTCGAATCCTTCGCGCCCTATGGCCGAGACGACTGGCGCCGACAGGATCGCTTCGCCTTCGGCAGCCATGATCGGGATCCGATCAGCCCCAGACGGTGAGGGGAAATCGAGCACGCGCCCAATGATCCCGCCGGTCCCAAATCGCCGCTTCGGGACGCTCGTCCCGGTGCCCGCTGTGCCGGTCGGCGGCGTCGATGTGGACTCTGTCCCGCCCGTGCCGCCTGTTGGTGTGGCCGTGCCGCCCCCGGTGCCAGTGCTCCCCCTCGGGACGGCCGTCCCGGTCGCCTCTGCCGCGCCGCGCGCCCGGCCGAAGCCTTCCTCCGCGCTCGTCCCGACCTTGCTGAAGGCGTCGATCAGATCCTGTAGTTTGGCGATCAAGTCGTCGATCGATTGCGACAGCGGTTTCTCGAATTCCAGATCGCCGAAGTCGGTCAGCTTGTTCCCGTTCGCGTCGATCAGCAGACCGGCCTCGATCATCGCCTTGATAATCGGCTTCATCCCTTCCGGGATCTTGAATCCGGCTTTCAACGCTTCGGTGACGAGATCCTGAACCGACTTCTGCATCCCGACGAGCACGGTATTCGTATCCGCGCCGGCCGACTGCAACAGCGTCCAATCGTCGATGATCTGTTTCGCGATGTCGTTAATCCGCAACTGGTTGACGGCCTTGCCCAACTGCTCGACCTTGATCCCGTAGCGCCCCGCGGCCGCCTCGACGTCCTTGAAGGCCACGACGGCCTGACCGGACATCCCGAGCAACGCGCGCGCCGCATCCTCCGACAGCTTGCCCGACTTGATCAGCGTTTCCAGCATCGGCTGGAGTGCCTTGGGGATCTTCTGTCCTGTCTCGACGGCGTCGATCACGAGCTGAGACAAACTGCCCGACATGCCCGCGATCTTTTTGTTGACGTCTGCGCCAGCCAGCGTCAGCGCGCGCCAATCGAGGATCAACTGTCGCGACATCTGGTCGATGTTCGCCTGCTGGATCGTGTCGCCAAGATCCTTCCAGGTCAGGCCATACTTCTGGAGGCGCGCGTTGCTGTCGGCGACGGCCTTATCAAACTGCGCCAGCGCGAGATTGAAGGCCGACAAGCTGCGCGTCGTGAGCAGGCCTCCGGCCGAAGAATCGAGGCCAGCCGTGAGCGCCGCCGTCGAGATCGCCGCCTTGCCGCCGCGCTGTGCAATAGCCGCTGCCGACTGGCCGCCGAGTTCGTCGCGCGTGATCAGCTTGATCGCCGCTTGGATGATCCCGAGATAGCTCAGGGTATTCGTCGCGACGTTGGCGATCAGGCCTGCTGTATTGATCAGGCCATCATTGAAATCGTCGATCGCCTTGTGCATGGCGACCGTCGCGTTGACGGCTGACCCGATCTGCCCGATGAATTCACCGAAGACGCCTGGCACGACGCGCCCGACTTGTTGGAGCGCGTCACCGATCGCGAACCACGATCGCGCCGTCTGGTCGCCATCCTTGATCATCTGCACGGCTGAATCGTGCGCGAGGCCGGCCAGGCGTTTGTAATCGTTCTCGAACCGCTTGTTGAAAAACTTGGTAAATTGATCGTCGAGCGCCGTCATCGTCTTCGGCAATTCCGCGATCGCGATCGCGGACTCATGCGCCCCGGCCTGCAACTTCTTGAACTGATCTTGTACGCGAGCGTCGAAGAATTTCCGGAAGCCATCCGCGAGATCGTTCAGCGGCTTATTCAGCTTCACGAGATCGAGCGTCGCGTTATAGGCCGCGATCAGCGCCGCTGGGGCTTCACGGTGCAGCGCCTTATAGGCGTCGATGGCCGCTTGCAGGATGCCGTTGACCTTATCTTGCTCGGCCCGCGTCATCATCGCGATCGTCACGCCTTCGCGCTGTGTCGCCGCCAGGGCTTCCATCGCATCGGCCGCGGCCTTGATCGCGGTCGCTCCGGAGAAGGCGTCGATCAGGGATCGGATCGCCTTTGCGTGGGCTTCGGCATCGGCCGCCGCTTTCTTATCGGCCTCCGCGGCCGCTTCCATGCCGGCTGTATATTGCTCGAAAAACTTCTGCGTGTCCGCGCCGAGAATGCCCGACCCGCCCGTCTCTCCGAATCCCCCCTTAAAGAGATCGGTCGGAGCGCGCGACTTCGCGCCGGCCGCCAGCTTCGCCGCCATCGCGTCGGCGTCCTGTAGCAGCTTCAGGACTTTCGATAGCTGGATCTCGGCCTGGATCGCCGCCTGCCCGCCGAGGAGTTGAGCCCACCATTCGGTCACGAAATGCCCGCCGGAATCGGCCGATGCGCTCGTCTCGTCGATCGAGCCCTTGACCTGATGCAGCAATTCGATGATGACGGGATCCGTCACGATCTGTTTGCCGACGGCTTCCTGCACCTCGTTCCAGGAGTTTGCGAGCTGCTTGACCTTGCCGGCGTAGGTTTCGATCTCCGCTTGCGCTTGGCCGCCGAACTTCTGTTGAATGGCGTCGATCACGGCCGAGGCGCCCTCGGTCTTGAGCTTCGCCTCGTCGATCACGATCCCATAGCGTTTGAGCGTCCCGGTTTCGCCCTCAAACGCTTTCCCGACGAGCAAGGTCGCCGTCCGGAGATCAATCCCGAGCCCCGATGACAGGTCGGTCGCCGCCGTCAGCGCCTTTTCCATGTCCTTCGGCATCACGTCGCCGACCTGGACGAGCAAGGCTTGCATTTCCGAGATCAGCTCATCGCTATTGACCGTTGTCTTCTGGAATTGCGACGCCATCGCCGCATATCCCTGAATGACGGCCGGCGTCGCCTGGCCTTGCGCCTCGAGCGCCGTAGTGACTTTCTTGAGCGCCGATTCCTGCTCGGCGTAGGCCTTGACCGATTCGCCGACGAAGGCCGACAGGCTCCGGAACGCGCCGCCGACGAGCCCGAGCACGGCCTGAGCGGAAATGAACCCGAGCGCCGAGGCCTTGACCTGTGATCCCAGGTCGCCCATGAATCCTGACAGCTTGGACGTTTCGACGGAGACCGGCTTCGTCGCCGCGGCGAGCGCCGTCAGCGCCGCCGGAGCTTCGCGCCCGAGCGCCGCATACTTCGCCGTCGCCTCACCGACGATGCTGTTGACTTTGCCTTGCTCGACGGCCGTCAGCTTCGAGACGCCGCCGATCGCCTCAACGGCTTTGGCGTAGGTATTGGCTTTCTCGATCGCGTCGAAGCCGATCAGCGACGCGACCGCTTTGGAGAGGCCGCGCGTCCCTTCCTCGGCTTTCGTGAAAGCCTTCCCCATCGCCGCTGAGACAGCCTCGGACTGTGTCCCGGCGGTTTTCAGATCCTTCGTAAATTGCTGCGTCGCCGATGCGGCTTTCGCGACGCCGGCCTGGAATTCGGCCGAGTCAGCCGACAGCAGGACGCGAAGGATCCCGACGGTTGCGGAGGCCGCCATCTACGCCGCATCCTTTCGGATCAGCCGTACCCGCTTCAATGGGATCCCGAGTTGATCACTGAGAATATGAATCATGGTCCGCTGTTCCGCCGGTGTCTGCGGCCCGCTCCGCCGCACGCTCTGTAACACTGTTTCCAGCTTCGGCAATTTCTCGACGCGATGAAACGCCGCGGTGTGCCACGCCAGCGACATCGCCGCTTCGCGCTCCGTCGTCCGTCGCTCTTTCGCGATCGCAAATTCTCGGAACAGCTCCCGAATCGTCAGGCCCCAGAATTCGGCATGGCTCAGCCCGCAGCGCCGGCCGAGACTGTAGAGTGCCCGCCAGTCCCAACCTGTTTCGGCTTCCGTCCGCGCTTTTTCGGCTGAGCCTCCGGAGGGTTTGCCGGCGGCGTCACCCCGAGCGCGTCGAGATCCGCGGCGTCCGGTGTCGCCGCGATGGTCAGGTCCTTGATACTCCGCGCCATTTCATCGGCCGCCGATTCGAGCATGATGTCGCCGGCCTGCTTCAGCGTCACCTCGGGATGATGCAGCCGGAGCGAGGCCCAGACGAGGATCCGCTGATGCGTCCACGATCCCGCTTGCGCCAGCGACATGATCTGATGGAAAAACACGCGCCGATCCGGCGTGCTGGCGGCCTCTTCCATCGCGACCATTGCGTCAGAATCGAGCTTGAGTGTGTAGGTGGTGCCTTGAACCTGATAAGTCGTATCGCCCGTTTTTCGATTCACGTCCGCTCACGCTCCCTCGTGCGCGCGTAGTCAATTCGACGAGTGCTGCCAGGCCCCGTGTCGCCTGCCGGCTTCACGTGTCCACCGCCGTGGAGGCCTGACAACTATTTACGGCAGGCCCGAGCTGTAGTCGCGCAACGGCGTGATCTCGCCGGTGAACGGGACTTTTCCCTCGACGCTCATTTCGCCGATCTGGTAGCGCGAGATGATGCCGCGGACCGGCAACGCAATACCCTCGAGCGGCGATCCCGTCGCGCCGGCATCTTCGCGATCCGGCAGGACGAGCATGAAATTCGCTTCGGTCACGTTGATCCACAGCGACAGGACCGAGCGATCCGCCGCGAAGCCGTCGCCGCCGCTCCGCTTGTGCGCGCCGTGTGTCGGCCGGTAATTGCCGGCGAAGGCGATCGGCCCGCTGTCGCGGATCGTGCCTTTCTTCTCCCGATGCCGTGCCGGGCTCCGCAGATGCGTGATGTCGACGATCCCTGTCGTCAGGTCGCCTGGCGTGATCGTCGCACAATCAGGGATCGCGACGAACGATTCCGGCGAGCCATCGTCCTGGCCCACCAGAATCTGCGCGCCGTAGCCGATGAAGGCCTCACCGGCGTAGTAGAGATCCGTTACGTCTGACATGTCTGTCTCCCTTGCTGTCTGTTGAGTGTCCCTACGCCGTGAGCCTGTATGTGATCCAATAGTCCTGCGTCATCCGGAGCACGCGCTGTTCCTTTGCGTCATAGAACCGATCCCGGCTCCCGCGATGGCTGATGTTCATCACCGCAAGATCCTCGACGACGCCCGACCATCCCCAGATCCCCGACGCGATCGGCCCGAGCCCGTCGCCGTCGAAGGCCGCATAGAGCGTCGTGACCTGATAGGTATCCGCGCCGCTTTCCTCGTGCGCGCGCGCCTCCACCGTGACGCGGCATTGTCCGATCCCCTCCGGCCCGCGGAGCTGTTGCCCGCGATGGTCGCCGGCCGAGTACACCAGCACGAGCGGGTACGTCGGATCCTGCGGCGTTTTGTCCAGATAGACGCGCGCGCCGACGATCGCCTGCACCGCCGTTAGTCCGGCCGTCCGGTCCCTGATGGCCTGCTCCGGCGTCACAGGAGGCCACCTCCGCCCGGCGTCTCGACCGGTCCGGCCTCGACCGCCGTCGGCCGGTTGATGCCCTTGCCGGCCAGTTCCCGCCAGATGGCCGCCGCCGTGATCTGCATGCTCCGATCGACGTTCCCGTCATACGCCGGCCGGGCGAACGGCTGCGCCTGTGTGTCGACCGTGCCGACCTCGAGCGGCACGCCGTAGGCAAAGCCTTTGACCGGCCCGATCGCCACGGCGGCCTGATCCTCGGTTCGTGCTCGGCTGATCCCGATGTTGTCGGCGATGTGCGGCGCCTCGTCGCTCCGCGGCGCCCCAGAGGCCATCGCCGCCCGAATTGGCTCCGCGCCTTCGGTGAGCGCCGAGACGAGCACCGACGTCGACGCCTTCAGCCCGAGCTGATTCAGCGCCTTCACCAGTTCCGGCCCACCGAATGACTGGATCTTGAACATCGCTCAGCCTTTCGCGATCGTCATTAAGGCGATCTGATGATTCAGCCCGATCGGAGACGCCGTCACGATGTCGTACACCCGGCCGAATAGCTTCAGCCGCCGGTACTTCGGCACGTTGACCCGCTCCGGATCCATGTCGGCCTGGTACGGCATCGTCCACCGCGTGTCGTAGCGCGAGTTGAGGCCTTCATTCTGGAAAGCCTCATCCCCGCTCGAATCGTCGCGCCGCATCCAGGCTTGGCCGAGCGTCGCCCACGTTTCGACCGGCCGCCCCGAGGGTCCGGCCGTTTCCGTCATCTGCTGGATCGTCACCAGTTTCGTCCGCGCGCCGGCCGCCGCGACGCTCGGCATCAGGACTCCAGCCTCGACAGCGCCGGGACGTCCCAGGGTTTCGGCCGGCCGTGAAAGCAGACGACGCGCGCGCCGGCCGGCACGCCCCGATCCCGACAGTGCACCTTATAGGACACCGCCTGACCTGGGACGACATCGTCCCAGAACGTGACCGCCTTGAGACGTTCCCGCTCGATCCACCGTTGATCGCCGCCGGTCAGATACCGCGCCATGACCCCGCCGGCATCGGCCGCGAAGCCGGTATACAGATCGTCCTGTTCGCCCGCCGTCCACATCATCAGGCCCGACCCGAGCCCGCGCGTCGGTTGCAACGGCGGCCGGCGGTAGAAGTCGGCCAACGCCAGGAACGGCTCGCGCCGCCGGATCATGTCGTCGAGCGGCCCGACAATCGTGGAATCCAGATCGAGATAGAGAATCCGCGCCCCGCGGGGAAACATGCCCGGCGCGAACAGTTCCAGCTTCGCCCACCAACCCGACCAGCGGCCCGACAACGGCACCGTCGGCACCCCCGGCACCGGAACATCGGACAGGCAGACGATCGCCTCGCCTGGGGCAAATGTGCGCGCCTGAGCGGCCAATCTGACGACGTGCTCCGGCCGATAGATCCCGCCGGACCGCAGGACGCAGGCGATCACAGATACCGCCCGCCGCACGCGCGGCACAGATAGAGCATCCAGCCGTTGCCCTCGAAATAGAACCGGGCGAAGACGGGACGCGCCCAGCATCGGGCGCACTGCGCCTCGGCCGGGAGATGTTGCGTCTCGATTCGAGACACGATCACGGCTGCACCTCGATCCGCTCGTGATCCCACTTGCCAGCCCGAAAGACCCGCTCCGCCTTCATCGCGTCGAAGGCCGCCCGATTGCCCCGTCCGAACCAGTTCTCCCGCTCACCGATGTGCGCGACCCGAAACGGGACGCATTGCACCGACTTACCGGCCTTGCGCCAGCGGTCCATAAAGCGATTGTCGTAGTTCCCGGCGTGCGTCCAATGGCAATCGAGCAACGGCGACGCCTGGACGGCGGGATCGGTTGAATGGTAAAGCTGAAAATAGCCGACCCCTGCCACGTCGAACGCGCACTTCGCCTGCCCGCGGTCCTCGAGCGCGTCCGGCGTCGCGTCGTAGCGCAGACAGCCATGCAGACGATCCGGTTGCGGCCGGTTCCGGTCCAATCGCGCGAGCCAGTCGGCCGGCGGGACGACGTCGGAATCAAAAAACAGCCGCCAGCCGGGATCCTTCAGGAGCCAGGCGCGACTGTGCGCCGCTTCCATCGCTCGGCCTTTGTTGAAGGCCGCCCCGTCGCGATAGAACAAGTCGGTCACAAACACGTCGACGCCGGCCTCGGCGCACAGCTCGATCGTCGCCACGTCCCGCGGCGCCGTCACGACGGTCAGCGATTCCAGGCCGGGAAGCCAATGCGGGAGCCCGACCCGGAGAAATTCGGCGTAGTCGACGCAGACCGTCAGCCCGTGGATCTTCATGGCTTCGTCACCCACCATGACACCGATTCCTGCGGTTCGAGCGTCGTCTGCAATTCGAGGCCTTCCGTCCGCACAAATTCATCGACCGCCCGCCGCACGCCCGCGCATTCCTCTGTGTAATCGTGCCCGGCCAGAATCCCGCCTGAAACGACTTGCGGCCACCAGTCGGCGATGTCAGCCTTCGCGGAGTCGTAGGCGTGATCGCCGTCGATGTAGACGAACCCCGGATGATGATACGGCAGGCCCGGCATGAGTTCGGCGGCCCGATGGCCCGTCATCCGCAACAGGCGAAACTTTTGACGATAGGGCGCCAGCAATTGCACCGCGATCAGCAGATCCGGCAGGCGATCGAAATCCATCTGATCGTAGGGCGCCCACGGATCGACGCAGACCAACACCTCGGCGCACGTCCAGCGTTCGAGCAAGGCCGACGCGAACAGCGCGCGATCGCACCCGATTTCGATCCCGCGGCGGATCCCGCGCGCGTTCAGCAGATCGGCGAAATTGACCCGGCTATGGAGTTTCACGCGGGCACCCCTGCCGCGGCAGTCGCAATCGCCCGATCGAGCGCGGCGCCGACCGTCCGGTAATCGTAGAAGGCGCGCGCCTGTGCCGCCCATTCCAGCCGTTCATCGAGATCCCAGACCCGCAACTGATCCGACAGCACGGCCCGCAATTCCCGGAGGCCGATGGTCGGCTTCACCCGCACGAGCGCCCCGTCGATCGCCGGGAGCACGTCGAAGGCCGGCAGATCGGTAATCACCGTGCAGCCTACGGCGACCGATTCGATGATCTTCCGGAGCGCAAACCCGAACATCGACGCCGTCGCGACGTGCACCTTATACCGGGCGATTCGCTTCAAGTACTCCGGCGTCGTGCTGCCCCGGTTCCCGTACCCCGGATGTTTCAGCACATCGATCCCGAGCATGGCCTGATCCCGGATGATGCGCTGTCTCAGCGGATAGCTTTTCGAGACCGCCCCAGACACCACGGCGCCGCCGCGCGGCCGCCGCAAGTCGATCGGATCGAGGTCGGCGACGTTGACGGAATGGTACGTCCGGATCAGCGCCTTCCCCTGCAACCATCCGCTGTACTGTTCCACCGCGCGCGAATGGTAATAGACGATCGCCGCATCGGCCCCGACAGAGTCGAAGAATTGCGCCTGATATTCGAGGCTCGTCGCGGCGTCCTTCACCACGACGGCCTTGAAAGCGCCGTGGTTTCGCAGCGACGGCACGCGCCCGAAGCCAATATCCTTACGGAAACAGATCGGCGAATTCGGATCCCAATCGCGCGGATCGTGCACCACGACGAGATCCGGCTGATAAGCGTCGAGTATTTCGACGACGTCAGTCCGCCCGTCGTACCCCGCGCCAGCGAGCGTCCAGCCGGCCGATCCCAGCCCTTCCTGGAATTGGTCGCCCTCGCTCGTCATGTGACGGCGATAGTCGATGTTCGCCAAGACGACGCGCGCGCTCATGGCTTCACCGTCCGGAGGCCTTGATAGTCCGTCGGCGATTGCGTCGTCAGCGTTTCCCCGTCGCCGTGGAGCTGTAACCGCATGTGCGGCGACTGGAGCCTGCCGGCGACCAGCGGCACAAACGATTGCGTGTAGTCGTAGGTCGCGTCGACGTCCCGATGCCCGAGACGCCGGAGCGGCACGCCGCATCCTTCATCGCAACAGCGCCGGACTTGCGTCGCGAACCGGTCCATCTTGAACTGCCACCATCCCGAGACGGCCGGGATCCCGTGATTCTCTCCCCGGATGCCGTCGAGCGCCCCGGCGACTTCGCAGAAGTACGCGAACGGCGCCCCGTCGCGCTCGAAGATGGCCGCGGACCAGTGCTGATTGATGTCGCATGACTCCCGCGCCGCGATCCATTCGGACGGCAGCATCCCGAGATCCCGCCAGTCGAGCAACAGCGGCGAGTGCCACGAGGCCCGGTCCCGAGAGGTCGGAATCAGCCGGCCAGGGAGCCACTTGTCGATCTCGGCTGCCGCCGCGGCGTCGGCGTGCGCGTTGAGATTGAACCGGCCGAGCGGGTAGAAGACCTCGCGGACGAGCGCCCCGTGTTTGAGTAGATTGTTCGTCCAGATCCCACGCTGACGCTGATCCGGCACCTCTTCGACGAGCACGGCCATGAGATCCGTGAACCGCGGATGAATGCAGGGATTCCCGCCGAAGACGCCCCGGATCCCTTTCCAGCCTTTCAGCGACCGCAACGCCTGACGGAACACGTCGACGCTCATATGTGCGACGTCGTGCCGGAAGGGTAGCAACTGGGTACAGTTCGAGCACCACATCAGATCGCACGATCGCGAGATCACGATCTGGATCGTGTCGTTGCTCTTGTCCGTCGGCGCCTTCATAGCGTCGCCTCGAGCGCCGCGCGCGGAAAGCAATGCAGCGCCGTCGCGCGCGTGCAGTTCACGATCGCCACGCCGGCCGCCTGCAACGGCCCGACGAGCGATTGGAAATAGGGGATCCACTGCGCGAAATTCATCCGCGGATTGCCAGGATGATCGGCGTGCCAGTGTTGGCGACCAGCCTCGGCGGTCTGCATGTCGTAGCCCAGGAGCACGATCCGGCACACGCCGAAGTGCACGGCCAGGTTGATCGCCTGATAACCGCTGTTGCGGCCGGTCCGCACCGTATGCGGCTCGAGCGCGAGCCCGCGATCGCCGGTTGCCGTCAGCGTGACGACGCCAAACGCCGGATCCGGCCGTTCGAGCGAATATTTCAGGCCCTTGAAATCCATCGCGCCCTTATGCCAGTGCCACCATCGACGATCCGCGGCGTAGAGCACCTCCGCCCACGGCGCGAGCGTATACGTCGAATTGATCACGATCGTCCGCGCCTTGCCCCGACAGTACTCGACGTCATCCGGCGTCAGGCTCGGCCCGCTGGCGCAAATGACCGCCGTTTCCCCCGGCCACAACCGCGGCACCGTGACGAGCTGCCCCATGTCACGAACAGGCCGGCGACCGCCAGCCGATCAAGACGGACCACGCCCGCGGACAGAGCCCGCCGCGCTCGTCGAGTTTCAGATTCGCCCCGGTGTCCCGCTCGAACATCCACAAGACTTGCTCGAGGATCGCGCCCTGGATGCCGGGCGGAACGGTGTCCTCGTCCCACAGATCCGTCATCGTCGGATTGTTGCAAAACTGGATCGCCGCCGACGAGGCTTGCTCGATCATCAGTTGCAGATCGTCGTCTTCGGCCGTTTCCAGAATCCGGCACCGCTTGCGCGCGACGTCGAGCGTGACGAGCGTGACGGGATCGGCCATTAGTCGCCGTCCTTCCCGTCCTTGCCGTCTTTCCCATCCGACCCGCGCCGGACGGCCATCCGCCAGGCCTTTGACTCGCCGGGCCGATCGCGCGTGTCCTCTTGCGCGATCCAGAAGGATCCGCCATGCGTCACGCCGGCGCCCTTCCGGTAGAGCGTCCCTAGCTTGAAGACGCCTTCGTCGGTCGGGATCGGGATGTCCCACTGCCCCAGGACGCTCCCGTCCTTGCGATAGAGCGTGATCGTCCGCTTGCCGTCGAAATCCGCGCGCGCGTCCTCGAGCGTCCCGTCCCGGCCGGGCGCCCCAGGCGCACCGGGCGCCCCGTCCTTCGGCCTCGGCCATGACTTCATCTGATCGGCGACGGCCTGCCGGACCCACTCCGGATCGGGCGCCACCAGGCCGGCGTCTTTCGTCTGTCCATCGGAGAATGTAAGTTGGAGCGTGCCCTGTCGCGTGATGACACCGCCGACGACGCTGATCCCGTCGCGCCCGTCTTTCCCGTGGAGGCCATCGATCCCTGCCCGGCCTTCCGGACCCACGATCCCGACGCCGTCTTTTCCGTCGATCCCGTCCCGGCCGTCTTTCCCTTGCAGCCCGACGCCATCTTTTCCGTCAATCCCGTCCCGGCCGTCTTTCCCTTGCAGCCCGACGCCATCTTTTCCGTCAATCCCGTCCCGGCCGTCTTTCCCGGCGAGGCCGACGCCATCCTTACCCGCCGGTCCGGTGATGGATTCCCCGCGCTCGCCCCGTTCCCCGCGCTCGCCCTGGATGCCGACCCCAGGCGGCCCGGCTGGACCCGGCGGCCCGGCGATCGGTTGTAGCGACTTCACCGCCGCCGACCATTCGGCCATGAGCGGCCGCACGTCGAGACTGGCCGACTTCGCCGCGGCAAGCTCCACGCCGAGCGCGTCGACGCGCAGCATCAGTGCATCGAAGGCCATCCCCGATTGCTTGATCCGCTCCGCATAGTCCGCGCGCGCCGCCTGCACATCCGTCTCGAATTTGGCCGTCAGCCTCCGCTCGAGGCCTTGCATACTGGCGATGATCCGATCCATCAGAGGCGAGAGATCAAGACTCATACGAGTACTTCCGCCTTTGTGTCCCATTCGATCAGCGCCGCTTTCACCGCCGCCGCGGCGTCAATCGGCGGATTCGGATCCGGCATCGGTGCCGGCGGCGTCGGCGGCCGCTGCGATGGCATTTCGCGATCGGCCAGGAGCTTAATCGGCCAATTCTGCTCTTGCAGGTACGGTGTCTCACCGCCATCGACCGGCCCGAGATCGAGCCATCGCTTCCGCGCCTCGTTCGGCGACGCGCCGCCGCTGATCGCATCTTGTGCGACCTTGATCCGTGTCGCCGTATCCATTTGGAACAGATCGTCAAGATTGAACTTGACCATCAGATCGCGCCCTGGCACGTTCGGCAGGCCGATCCCGTCGCCGAGCACCGCTTGGAGGTTCACGATATGGTTCTGTAGGCAGTCGGAGTAGTACTGCTGATTTAGTGCCTCGACGCTACTGATCGTCGGATCCGGCCCGATGCCGACCTTATAGCGCGGGATGTGGAAACAGCGCGCGATGTCCTCGTCCGTCATCCGGAGCTGTTCGATCAACTGCGATTGCTCGGCCGTCGCCGCCATCGCCTGATACGTCATCCCGCCGGTCAGGACCGCGAGCTTGCCGACGTTATCCCCGGCGTGATTCGTTTCCCAATCGGCCTTCAGTTGATCGGCCGCGGTCTGATTGATGTTGCCCGGCACGAGCAAGAGGCCGCCCGGTCGCGATCCGTTGGCAAAAAACTTGTCGGACTGATCCCGGATGTGCAGGCCCTGGAGCGCCGGCCATCCGGCGGCGTAAATCGGTGAGACGCCGCAGAGCGGATGGAACAGCGGACATTCGGTGTCGTGCATGATCTCGCGCGCCGGCACCGTGACACTTTCGGCCTGATTCAGCGGATCGGTATAGAGCTGATAGAAAACCGAGCCATCCGGCGCGACGAGCGGCATGACCCGGCAGGGATCGAGGATGTAGCCGGCCGTGACGACGTTGCGCGCGTCTCGAACCTTGAGCACGAACGTATTCCCGTGCGCCAGCTTCGAGACCATCCACCATTCAATAAAATCGACCCACGTCTGAAAGTGGTTCGGCTTTCGCAGGAACGGCGAAAACGCCGGGCTGTCCTCGGCTTCGGTCCAAATCCCGTTGGCGTCCTCTTCGTAGAGATAGACGCAGAGCTTCGCCACGTCGCGCGCGATCAAGGTGATGCAGGCGTAGAGCGTGGGATTTGCTAGGACTGTTTCGGGCCGCACGATCTCGTTGCGTTGCCAGCCGCCGGACGTGATCTCATGCAGGAAACCCGACCACCAGCCGCGCGATCCCGTCACGCCGACGAGGCTCATCGACTTTTCCGCCAGCTCCGGCCGCGGCTTCCGTTCGAGCGTCCAGCCGAACAGGTCCATCAGTCCTCGCCGCGCCGGTCGGATTTCTTCTTCGATGTGGGCTGCGGTTTCGGTTCCGCCGGGAGCAATGGCGGGAGATCCGCGATCGGCGGAAACGTCGTCGGATCGGGCGCCGGGAGAGTCGCCGGCTTCGGCGGATCGGGCTTCGGTGCCGGTGCCGGAGGCGGCGCATCCTCGGCGACTTTAAAGGCCTTCAGAAGCACGGCATCTTTCGATCGGACATCGACGATCGCCCCGGCGGGATGTCTCCGACCGGCATACATGTAGGGCCGCAGGAACTTCAGCGATTTCGGCATCGGCGGGAATCCTCGCGCGCCGGCCGTCCTATCCCTGGACGGCCGGCGCCGGTGCGTGTGCTATGCCGACGGCGTCGGTGCGTACGCCGCCCCGGTGATGATCTGGACGGCTTCGCTGCGCCGCTTCTTCCACGTCACCCACCGTTCGGCGCGGATGCCGACGCAGTTTTTCTGCCA